ACAGAAGGTTCGCTTTCAACACTTTCAACTTGTCCATCAATAGTGGGGTCTACTTCAGTGATTGCATATTCATTTGTATCGCTCATGGAGTCCTTGTCTGGTTGTTCCTATAGATAGATATATATTTGTAACATTATTGTTGTGGCATACCCCCACCAAGAACTGCTGCAAGTTCTGGTGGAACACCACCCTGAGGTGCCATAGGTTGTTGTGGCATTTGCTGTGGCATACCTTGTGGTGGCATACCAGCCTGTTCGGGTGGCACACCACCCTGTTGTGGAGCCATCTCCTGTTGAGGTGGCGGACCGGCAAGGAACGCTTCAGGAGACTTGATACCAAAACCAAACTGTAGCACGTGTCGTGCTAAAGCAGCCATATCAACTACACCAGCCCCAACAAAAGGTGCCATAGCATCAACCATCTGCAAAGCCATTTGACGACGAAACGACTCGTTAACAGGAGCAGTAGAACCACCCTCTACTTCATAGTCAAAATCACCTTCAATGTAGTCACGGTCAAATCTAACCCATAACGGGATTGCATTAGAACCAACAACACGAGCGACTTGTTCACCAGTCATGTATTGTTGTGCCAACGCAACTAAACGTTGCGCTGTAGCACCAATATACATTTCAATAGCAGCCAACTTGTCAGATGCCCTAGCGTTACTAGCATCCTGTGCGATAGATGCTTCTGTAGCGGTACGACGAATTTCTGGCATTGCTCCACGCATGTAGTCGGATACACCTGAGACACGATCCATATCACCAGCAATCAGGTTTGACTGGTTATAGAACTCTGGTGGACTTACAACTGCTGGCATTGGAACAATTACACCCGATAATGGTTCGTCACCACTTACGGGGACCATAATGTTATCTTCATCAGATTCTAAAGCAGAACGACCATCAGGATCAAATGCAGACTCTTTGTACAACCATTTACGTGAGAATCGTTTACGGTGATTCATCATTTGTGTACGTGTAGCGTTCAATTCGTGTTGCAAAGACTCAATTGCTTCAAGTTCACCCATTGGATAGAAATGCTCTGGGACTTCATAGTTTCTAAGCATTGTAAAAGGATGACCAAAAGCAAAAGGAATCTTTGTAGGTGCAATCAAAAACTTGTCTGGACCATCACAAAAAACTGCCATAGTTTTCTTTGGAATATCGTACCATTCCCAAACCTCAACATATGAGTCACGTTCTTCGCCATAAGGTTGTTTTGCTTGAACATCATCACCATATTTTGAATACAAATTTGGTTGTGCTTCAGAACGAGCAGCAGAGTTATATCTGCGATCATTTTTTACATCAACTAATGGACGTTTAATGCGTTGCGCAATCCAACGGATATCATACATTGATGTAGCATCAGGATCAACAAAAACATCAAAAGGACTAATACGTTCAATAAATGGTCTGTCTTCAAGAACAATAAGTTCTGTTTCAACATTAGATTCTGGAACAAGATCAACAACATCATTTTCTTCAACATTTGGATCAGCGTTCTTTACTCGTTCTTCTTCAACAAAACGGTAACCAACTTTAATCCATCCATGCCCAAAAATAAGAAAGTCTTTTACTGCAGCACGAAACTGTGGCTGACACCCATAGTGTCGCCACCAATAGTTTACAATTGCTTCAGTAACAGTAGCCTTATCAGCATCTTCTGGACGTCGAGCAGAAACAGTAATTTTTGGATGGTTAACAGAAACACTAGGAGCAATAACGTTAATAGTTGAAAATGCCATATTCACTAATAAACGATCTTCGTCAGAATAATTTTCGTAATGTCGTCCACGGTAAAGATCTAACATACGTTTCCATGTTTCATCAAATTGTTCTTGTTTACGCATGCGCCTAGACTGACTAAGTTTTGTACGATAATGTTTCAACAATTCAGCATTGCTACTACGTGCCATTATTTAGAACCACCAATACCAAAAGAACTATCTTTAGGGTTAACAAAACGCATTAATGGTGGCAATAATGCTGCAATAGCAGCCTTCAATAAATCATTAGGATTATGGTTACCTGTAGCATAAACAGCAACTAGGGCACCTACAGCCGAACGTGCGTATGATGCTAGCATTGCTTTTTGTTGTTCACTTAGTTTGATTACCATTGTTATGCTCCTTGATATGTTTGGTTAAGTTTTCATCCACACGATCCACTTTCAGGATCATGTGATGTAGTAGTTCTCGAGATTCACCATGTTGTTGAGTGTTTTCCCTTCTCAACATTTGTAGCAGTACTACAACTGGTCCAGTTATAACTGCAACAACAATAGCGACAATCCAACTCATTAGATCCAACGAGTCCCAACAGGTTCAGCCTTAATTCCTGCTGCTGCAGCATCAGCAACTTGCTTAGTTGCCTGTTCTCTAATAGTTGGTCCATGAAACTGTTCTTTACCGTAAGTAAAGCCCAAACGAATACCTTTTAGATGACATTTGAAACAATATTCTCCACGACGAGGTAAATCGTCGTGTTCAAAGTTTGATGAACAGTCTTTGCATGTGTAAATCGCCATAGTATTAGATTAGTTTGTCACGTTCTGCCAGCGAATGAACCCATGACAAACTTTGGTTGCTGTTTATTAGGTATATGTCTAGACCACCAAGCAATACTATTTTTTGGTGGTTCTTGAGAAATCTGGTATTCAGGCAACCAAATATATTTCAACATTTGATTGGTTATAGCCAAAGACATTACACGGTCGTCATGAGGAGAACCATGAGTCTTGCCATTAGCCTCACGAATAAATGTTCTCATTTCGGCAATAGTGTGTTCGCATCTGAGATCCAATAAACCATCACGGATCATTCCATTTAGTTCGTCAATAGCCAAAGGTTTAGATGCTGCTGTAGTACGCCAACCCAAGATTTCTGTAGCAACAGGTGTACGTTGAGCCAAACGACGTTGACGGAAAATGTTTTTATAACCCGCTCGTTGTAGTGCTTTTAGTGTTGTTAAACCGTGGTTGTTTGATTCAACACCAACTAGAGCGCCATGATAAAACAAACCTAAGTTATATAGGACATGTTCACCAAAAAGGTCAGGGTCAATATGACCGTGCCAGTGCGCTACAACTTCCTGTGTATAGCCATTAATTATGTGTGCTGTGCTGTAGTCGCCATGCCCTAAACCTTCAGCAACGTCAGCACCAATACAATAAATTCCCCCAACTTCAGGGAACTGCCAAATGGCAAGTTCACCACCATCTTCACGAAATTCAATATGTTTATCAGAATACACATGCAAATAACCCCTAGCAGGTTCTTCTACTTCTAAGGCTCTCAATGCATCAATATCAAATACAGGACGCCCAGAACGAATAAAAGCCTCATCAGGGTCACTAGGATACTCTTGTGCTAACTGCCAGTCAGGAAGTTGACGTTTCTTAGCCTCATACCAGTCATCATCACGATCTGATGCTGACCAAGGAAAGAAAATACCTTTAAACTGGTTATTCCCCGTTTGAGAACCAACCCATAATTCATGAAAAATATTACCTTCACCATTAGCAGTGCTTAGACAAATAACTCGTCCTCCAACGTCAGCAATTGGTTCAATAGAAGCCCATGCTTCATCACTGTTGGGCAAGAATGCCATTTCGTCAACTACAACAAGAAATACAGATTCGCCACGAGCAGGATCATTACCTGATGGTAATGATTCAATAGCAGACTCATTAGAAAATGACATTTTTAGTTGATTGTTATCAATAATACTTGGTCCACGTAGCACCATCCATTTTGGTAAGAATTTAAAACCATATTTTGATTTAGATAATAGTTTCATTGCTTCACGTTCAGTACGTGACAACATGATGACAAAACGGTCTTTCCAAAAGAACGTGACCCAAAACACATAAGCACTAGCCAGTGTAGAAAAACCAATCTGGCGAGCCTTAAGAACAATACTGTAACGGTTATCTATCCATGCAGCAACAGTTTCAACCTGTGCTTCACGCATCTCAAACTTAATACGACCCTTTTCAGGATGTTTAATAAACCAGTAGTTTGA